TAACAGGATCATCGATATCAATCGGTCCTACTCTCGCCTTAAAAACACCATTGACTGACTGTACTAAAGCATCCGCGGCTGTGCAAACAGTTGGATTTTGCATCCATCCTGGCGCATACAAAATACCCGGAACAACACCCAATGTAGGAAAAACATCATTAATAACCGATAAACCCGAATTTACATTACTGGCACTCGTTCCACCGATGATCGATGCCATAGTAATTTTCGTTGTATCAGCTTTATTATAAGCCACCATGTAAGCCGATCCTACCGGCGTTTCTATAATCGTAATCAAAAAGTTATTATTAGCATCATAACCCAAAGTATAATCTGTATCTTCAACTTTAGTTGTTACTCCTGTCGAGTCCTTAACCACAACACTATCCATGATAACATCGGCAGTCGTATACAAAATAGTAATAACTTTATTGACTGGAGTCATCGAGGTGCTTGGCACCGCAATCATCATTGAAGTTGGATCAAAGACATTTACAAAAACAGGCGAAGGTTTATCATACTGATTAAACAAAGTATATTCAGCATAATATGCCCCACATAATGTCCATGTTTTCCAATTCGTATCATACCCAAGATATGCAGCCGTATCTCCAGGCTCTAATCCCAAATAAGGCTTATTTACATGTGTAGCTCCTCCTTCTACTCTATGCACAGGAGCCGCTCCCACAAAAATAGGCACATCAGCATTTGCAAGCTGTGTAATCCTTTGAAGTGTAGGAAGTAAATTTCCATACACGCCATGTTTAATAGTCGGCATTGTTTAAAATACCTCCTTCTTCGCTAATGATTTAATTATATGATTTACACTTGCATCTTTTCTACTAAAAATATCTCTTGACTTCGGTCCAAACTCTTCAAGCGGTATAAATAGCATATCTAAAGCAGGAAATTTTTCAATTGCCGCCTTAATATTATCATTTAATCCTATATATTGATTCCACTGGACTAATCCCAATCTAGGACTCGTGGGACCAACATAAACTAATGGTAACTTCTCTACCCGTTCTTCTACTGATTCTTCTACACTCATTTCTGCGTCATTCCTATTATTGGCGGTTGCCAAGTCGGATAATTAGCATGGGGAATCCCATATAAAATATCAGGATTAGGTTGAAAATCAAGATCCTCTGCTTCAGCCTTCATAATCGGTGTGCGTAAACGCCATCCAAAAATTGCTTCACACAAGAAGAAAGGCCACGAAATTTCATTCGTATCATAGACTCGCCATTCAGTCCCATCATCCATGTTGATCTGATAAGTTTCCGCCAAAGTATTAACATACCAAATCATCCGAACAATCTTCCGTAACAAAGATACACAATCTCGATAGCCTTGAAAATCAGTATCGTCGTCCCACGCACCTACAACTATTTTTGTATTAACATATCCTTCCGGCATCATATCCTTACCCTTAGTGATATGACAAAGAACAAATGGAAAAACAGGTATCTGATCCACTAGTACAATTCCAACCTCATTCTTCGGAAGCATTCCTGCATGCACAGCTACAGGACCATATTCCCATCCAGTAGCTTGAATATCAGAATAAGAAGTGTCCCGACTAGTTCGTTTAACCTTAAGTCTGTCTTCACTGACCCAAGTCGTAATATAATCCACCAAGGTATCTTCCAAGGCGATCTCAATCCCACCTAAAACTGTAGCCGTATTTGACACGTGTCAAAAATCAAGGTGAACTCGAAGAACCTTTAAATTTCTTCCCTTGCCCTTCAGTCTCTTCCAAAAATGTCTTCCGTACAAATTTATTTAAACTAGTCTGAAATTTAGTTCGTATCGGCTTACTAGATAACATCTCTGGAACTGATAGCATAAATTCTTCTGTTATATTCAGTTGCGTCCGTTGCCCGTCAGGTCTTATGCGATGTGTAGCATCTGGTTTTCGTCTAAAAACACCCAAATGTCCACTCTTCATCCTAGCAAGAAATACATTTGGTTGTCCCACCTGTGGACTACCTTTTCGTACACTTACCCTCACAATCTGCCTCGACCTAACAGGAATTCCTTTCTGATTCGGAACCGAAGTGGGATCGACACTAAACCGCATGACAGGAAATCTGGTTCCCGTAATCTCTAAACCCCCCACTATCTCATCTGTTCCTTTACGCCCTGGACGAATTGGTTTTATTTCTGTTTTACCCGTTCGACGACCTTGATCCATTAAACTTTCTTTAGAAATATCATAGCGTTCAAGGATCAATCGAATCGTTTCCTTTTCCGCAAAAATTATTCCCTTCCTAACGGTCGCACGTATTGCCTCTTTCAGCGCAGGATTTATTCTATTTAAGTTTTGAATAGTTTTTCCAAAACCTTTTGGCTGAACTCGAATAAAATTTTTGAAAGTTGTAGGCATTGTTCACGAGATTGGTGCCGGGGGGCGCCCCCACAGGCTCCACCTCGATTGCCGCTTGGCAAGACAACAATCTAAGGACTTCCCCGGCATTTTTAAAATTACGCAGTTGTCTCTACCGCTTGTAAACTAATTCGATACACTGTCCGTAAAATCTCTTGACAATTCAATATCGTCCACGGAACATCGCGAGGACTCCAAATAGTTTGACCCCGGCGCGGACGCTGGGGCCAATCACGGATCTTCGTTAATACTAATACATCTCCTACTAATAACTGTCCATATAAAATAGTCACCGGCAAACTACGTAAAACATCATGATTCCATATCACCAACATCTCACGAAGACGATAAGTATTGCCTTGATCTTTAAATGCGAATTCTCTCCGAGACGCAAACTCACAATCTTCCATCTGCCATCCACAATCAACTCCCAAAAACGTATCTTCTACGTCTTCTCGAAAGACACTATTAAATACTTTTGACACGTGTCAAAATCTCATGTCACAGGTCTAGGCGGAATCCTTGCTATCTTTTTGCTATGTTCGATCCTCTGAGCCGCAATTGCGGGCATTAATACACGTGGAGGACCTTCTGGAGCAGCAACATGTGCCCGATTAGGATCTTCAAATACTAATCCTCTTTTTTCCCATTCTTCTTGTATTTCTTCTGGTACAATATCTGGAACTACTCCATCCATCGGCACTTCTATTCGAACCAAATCTACATCATCAGATTCTACTCCACGAACCTTTCTAAATAATGCATTTCCTTCGTCATCCGTTTTTGGATCACTATGCCATACTATCCATTGTTTTGCTACTTTTGCCATTTTTATAATAACCTCCGTTTTTTGGCTTCATTCGTTAAGGCGGCGAAACAAATCCAGGCGGAAATACATACAAAACAGCCCATTGAGTCACCTCAATCGGAGCTGGCAATACCTTACTTGTTATCGAATATTTCCGAACTTGATCATTTACATCAGCCCAAACTCGTGGAACTCTCCGAGCCGCATATGTTCTATACTGCGTTGTTTCCGGGTCCATCTGTTTGACCGCAGAACAATATACTCTATTGGCATTTCCTGCCGCAACATCAGATGCAATTATAACAGTTCCATCTGGAATCAATTTAGTATTCTTCCCCGTAGGTGGAGTGAAATACCATTCATTGTAGGTATAGAGATCAATCGCAGGATCGGTCAATCGAGCAACTACCCTTGCTCCTGGCGATTCCTTTTCTTCCGGTCTGATCTCACCTATACCAATACTTTGAGCAAATAAAGTACGCTGAACTTGCTGACTGGCCACAAAATAGCGAAATGTATACGGATTCATGATCGCAGTATTCGGAATTAAAGTCGAATTCTGCGTCACTAAATCTGTCGCATACTGTAAATCCACAAAAGGATTGCTTGTCGTATACTGATCCCAAGTTGAACCGCCCGTCAGTTGGATAAACTGATTGAAGTTATAGTTAACCACAAACTCATACGGATCAGTTGGATCATCACTGGGAGCAGTTATACCTCCCGTAGTAAGTACCTGAGAACACATCCACTCTTCACGGCGATCAATCTGTTCCAAAAGCTCGTCCGTATCTTCAGCTAACATCGATACTTGACGCTCTTCAACCGACATCGGATCAAACAAATCTTCGCCCGGCATCCTCTTTTCTAAATCTTCCAATGTCAGAGTCCTGACTGGCGAAATATATGGAGGCTCAACACGAAATGTCGAATAGGGATAGCGTTCAACTACTTGTCCTCGTTTTCTACGGCTGACAATCGGTGCCATCACACGTTGTTTACGCTTGATGTCCACCAAGCAGTCTTCCGTAATAAACTCTTTTACTACAGG